CTAACTGAAGCTCGATCCTGTGGGCTTCATTCGTCAACGCGGCTTGCTCTGCGTACAGGTTCTTGCGGGCCTTCTTCTGATTCCGGGCGATCTCAATCCGTCCAAGCAGTTCAGAGCGTTGGAGGTCGATAGTCAGAAGCCGACGACGAAGCTGATCCTCGCCGAGCGACTTCTCTTTCCTCCCCATCCAAGGGAGATTGAGGATGGAGCAGAGTTTGTGAAAGAGGGTCATTTCGAGATAACCCACTGAACGATCGTCCAGATGACCCAGATTCCAAATCCCGTCATCGCAATGGATGCAACGGCGCAAATGAGAAACCAGATACCGGCCAGTTTGAAAATCGAGCGGTCTTTCATCTTACAGTCCTTTCAGGTGAGCGGAAACATATCCGCTTGTAGGGTGGGGATGGATGCCTGCTAAGGCCAGAATGAACCCAAAGCATCAGCCACGGTCGGCTCCTTTGGGGGTGGTTTGAGGAGACTGCGCCTTCGGCTCCGTACCGCAGGTGCTTGTAGAAATGTCCATGGTCTCCGCCTCATTCTGTCGCGCCCTAGCCGCCGCGTACTCAGCGAAAAATGTAGAGGTCCAGAGGTAGAACCTGAGGCGCGGATTGATGGTTTGCGCCCACTCGATGTATTCGAGGGCCTGCGGCTCCCAGAAGAAAAATGACTGAGGCTCCCATCGGTCATCACGGCCCTCGACGTTCATGCAGACGAGGTAGCCGTGGAGTTCGTCCCTGACGCTCATTGGAACCTCACCTTGCCATCGTCACCGAGGGTGACGATCAGGGGCGGGAAGCCGCGACCGACAAGCACGTTGTGCTGGCGGCCACTCCAGAAGACGCCGCCGTCAACCCGGTCTGGATTGCGGTCAGTGTAAACCTCAGACTGACGCTCACAATCCGCGATGACCCGCGCGAGAGTTTCCGGGGCGAGGTGACGGAAGCCGACCTGCATGTGTCCTGCGTCGCAGTTTCCCGGCTCAACATCGAGGTATCCCGGATGTTCTGCGCTAGAGAACAAGGCCTCGACATAGCCCTGAGCGAAGGGCGTGAGGTCGGACCAGAACCAGCAACCGGTGCTTTCGTTGGGCTTCTGGTCCGGTGCGGGGCACTGGACATAGCCACTCGTATCGAGCTGAAAGCCCATATCTCAGGCTCCTTTAGTCAGAGAACGGGGAATAACGATGTCCTTGACGATCTCCCGCCAATCAGGACGAAGAGTGATGATGGAGTCCTCGGAAAGCTCTTCCTCTTCCATCTCGTCAGAGCAGGTATAGCAGACGCCAGAGGGAGCCATGTCCAGCTCGTTGTCCTCGACCCACCTGAGGCAGCGGGGGCAGTCGGTTCCGTGAATCTCTTGCGGGTCAGCGTACCGGTACATCTCTATCTCCTGTCCATCTGTTAGAGCGAAGGCTCTAGAAATCTTTGCCGAGACGGCCACCACGCACGGGTGGGGTTTTTAGGACCCTTCCGACTTTCCTCCGGGCTTCACCGGGCGGGCCGTCTCGACAACCCGAACATACGACCCAACCGAACGACAGGTCAAGAAGTATTTTCGCTTGATCTAACGATGCCGTTCGATATATGGTGTCAGTATGGAAAAACAGCTATCGCCATTTTCGTCGCTGCTGCGGAGCCTCCGGGCAAAGAGTGGCATGTCTCTTTCGCAAGCCTCTAGGGTGATGAAGATTTCAAAGGCGCATCTGCACGACCTTGAGTCGGGAAAATCAGACAACCCAACTCTTGCGACTGTGAGCGTTCTATCTCTGGCTTATGGGGTGTCTCCGTCCACCATCATCAGGGTTGGGATAGAGAAGTTTATCGCGCCTCAATCAGAGAGGGCGAAGTGATGGACGAACAGATTTTTGTTTCCGTTCCTCTGTACGATTCACACTCTGAAAAGCCCACGGGACGTCTGCGCTGGGTGACAAATTGGGGAGATAGAACCCAAGAGCTTGAGCAGGAGTGGCAGATTATCACCCTCGGTTCTGGTTACGCAGAACAGACGTTTGAGTGGCGCAAGATTCCTCGTGAGCCGAACCCATGACCCGCAAAAGCCCAGAGGCCGACCTTCAGTGCGCCGTGGTTGAAGAGCTTCGGCTACGCACGATCAAGCCCGCCCGGTTTTGGTTTGTACCAAATGGAGGCAATCTCTCCAAGGCTCAGGCTGCGAAGTTTCAGAAGATGGGGCTTACGTCTGGCGTTCCGGACCTTCATTTCGTCTGGCGTGATCGAGACGATGCTATGCCGATGTACGGCGTGATCGAGATGAAGGCGGGACGCGGAAAGACCTCTGAGGCTCAGGCCGAATTCCTGACTGACATGGCTATTCTAGGCCATCGGTACGCGGTCTGCAATCGAGCTGATGACTTCTTCCAGACGCTTCGGAGATGGGGATTCCCGCTCAGGTGAAGGGGTTTCATAGCCTACCCCTCTGCGATTGCGGAGCCGATGCGCCCTTCTCGCTCTGGCGATGGGGCAAAGACCAAGACGGACTGAAGGATCATCATTATTGCCGCCGACACCTACCGGCGGATTTCATGCCAAGGAGAGAACCTGATGGCAAAGCTGACGGAAGAGGAAAAGAAAGCCCGGCGTATCGAGAGGGCGAATGTAAAGCTGCTGGAACGAGTCCAGAAAGCCGGAAGTCTGACCAAAACCATGAGTCCGAACGGGGGCAACAGCGGGAGCTATTTTAGTTTCCCTGACGGCAAAAGGGCTATGGACTCTGTCGTGTTCCGCTTGCTCTCTGATGGCCGCCTTAAGGCGACTGGAGACGGTCTGTTCGGTGATAGCCAGACATATGTCGTCGCGTGAAACCTGACCTATCGATCATACCGGAGCCTGACCGATCTGTAGAGGTCCGAAAGCCCCTCACGAAGAAGCAGCGCGCTCAGATGGCCCTAGACCAAAATGGCCTGTGCGGATGCGGGTGTGGTGAAAAGTTGGATCATGCCAGAGAAGGGACGATTGACGAGCATTTACGCGCTCTAGGCCTTCAGGGGACTAACGCGCTGGAGAACCGCTCTATCTGGCGAAAGCCATGCTCTGACGCCAAGACCTACAAGCAAGACCTACCGGCCATAGCCAAGGCGAAGCGTATCGAGAAGAAGCAAGACCCTCTTTTACGAAAACCCTCAAGGCTTCAAGGCCGGGGATTCCAGAAACCAAAGGACGGCTACAAATGGCCGAGCCGAAAGTTCCCCGGCAAGCGGGAGACGCCCTGATGTGTGCCGAGTGTGACGGCGCTGGATATACACCCTGTACTCGTCGGGGCGGAGTGACGAGAGACCAGATTAAGAAATGTCGCAGATGCGGCGGTGAAGGATTGGAGCCTAAAAATGATCAAGCGCGTATTTCACGTCTGGGGCCGTCGTCAGTCGGTGACGGAGCCTCTGGGAACTCCCGGAGAGACCGACAAGATTCGTCAGATGGACACGGCATTCGTGGAGCATCTTCGCCGAGCCTATCTCCGGGGTGATTTTCCAAGTGTCCAGTAGCCTCATGCTTCAACCCATTCGAAAGCCTCTTGTGTCGGGTGAATATCCTGTCCGACCATGGGCGGATTCCGACGACAAGAACCTTGTCAGAGTGACCTACAAGAACGCTACCATGCCCCAGATGATGAAGGCCCTGAAACGGTCCGAGAACAGCATCAGGCGGCGTTGTGTGGCCCTCAAAATCAACCTCGACTATCTCAACCCGAAAGACCCAGAATGAAAAACATCACCATCGCCGGTCGCCTGACCAAAGACGCCGAAACCCGCCAAGCCGGATCGGACAACGTCACCAGCTTTTCCGTTGCCGTGGATGATCGTCAGGGCAAGGAAAAGACCACCATCTTCTTTGACTGCTCGATCTGGGGCAAGCGGGGAGATTCCCTCCGCGAGTACCTGACCAAAGGAACCTCCGTCACGGCCTCTGGTGACCTCTCCAAACGCGAACACGACGGTAAGACCTACCTGACTATCCGGGTGAACGAAGTGACCCTACAGGGCGGTAAATCGCAGGGTGACCGTGAGGCCGTCAAAAGCGATGGTCGCGGACGTTCTGAGAGTGTTTCCGGGAACGACCGTTTTGACGACGTTCCGTGGTGATTGACAGATGGGAGCCCTGATAGCGTTCCCTACGGCGGCTGTAACCTCCACGTTCGTTGATGCGTGGGGGTTACTCCCGACCTCTATGAAAACCCGGTCTCTGAGCCGCGCCAAGCTCAAACCGATATGGGATGCCGCTGCAAAACGTGTTGGTGGTCAGGACGTTCTTCTAGGGGCTCTGAAGGCCTATCTGAAGGGCGATAAGGACTTGCCGAAGTCTGGCGGCCCGGCGCTGGATAGGTGGCTGAAGAACGAGAAATACGACCACTGGCTAGAGGGGGACAATAGCATTGTAAGCGATGTTACCTCCGAAACGGATAAACTCGCCTTCCCCGACAAGGCCATCAGAGACGCCGTTCTAGCCGCTCTGGGGCTCCCCTTTGTCGTTAGCTACTTGGACCCTTGCAGCCTCATAGAAGGCCCTCACGGCCCCCTTCTCCAGCCTAAGACAGACTATGCCAGAAGGAAGCTGGAAGAGCATAAGGGATTGCTGAAGTCGCTAGGGCTTTACGGGCTGAGGATGAAAGTTTAGCTTCTATCCGCGCCGCTCAGTTTACCGGACCGCCGCCATCCTGCCTCGGGCATAGCACAAAGCACCTGAGACTATCTGTAGAGCGCCCGCTGGATTCGTCTGGCGGGCGTTTTGCTTGGTTCAGGGACTTGGGTTCGAACCAAGCTCTCCGCAGTCAAAGTGCGGCATCCTACCAGATAGACGATCCCTGAAAATGGTCTGCGTGGCAGGATTTGAACCTACGACCCCCTGATTCCAAATCAGGTATTCTACCAAACTGAACTACACGCAGAAAAACCCCGCGTGGTGAGCGCGGGGCCTAGTTCTGTCGCGGTCGAGGTCGGAAAGTCATTCCGCCTTATGGCATCAACCTTTCACGCACACAACCTGTCTCAGCGTGTGAACGATTTCGACGTGATCGGCCTGAGCCGACATGACGGCGTCAATGTCCTTGTAGGCTCCAGGGGTCTCATCAATGACCTCCTCGTCCTTCCGGCATTCCACGCCTTCGGTCGCTTTTATATGGTCTTCTACCGTAAAGCGGCGCTTGGCTTCCGTTCTGGACATGGCGCGACCAGCCCCGTGAGAGCACGAGTTCATCGACATGGCCAGAGGAGCCCCGGGCTTGGCCTTCACAATGAAGGATTTCGCCCCCATCGATCCGGGGATGATGCCAAGCTCCGTCTCAGTAATGCGAACCGCACCCTTTCGCGTCACCATGACCTCGGCCCCAAAGTGGGATTCCTGAGACACATAGTTGTGGTGGCAGTTCACGGCCTCGCAGTCGGTCACGAACGGCTTTTCGATGGTCGCCCGCATAGCGTCTAAGGCGGCCTCCATCATCAAGGACCGATTGAGCTTGGCGAAGCCTTGAGCCCACGAAAGCGCCTTCATGTAGTCAGGATAAAGTGGCGAGCCCTGAGCGATATAGGCGAGGTCTTGATCAGGCAGATTTATGAACCACCGCTTCATTTCCTCCTTCGCCTTTTCGATGAAGTAGGAGCCGATACGGTTCCCGATACCGCGAGAGCCAGAGTGAAGCATGATCCAGACGCGGTCTTGTTCGTCCAGGCACACCTCAACAAAGTGATTCCCCGTCCCCAGAGTACCGAGATGCGACGGAGCGCGTTCCGCAGCCTGACCGATTTTGGGGTGCTTCTCCACGATTTCGGAAAGCCCATGACGCAGACGATCAAACTCGGCAGCGTATCTCTCAGGAACATCGCCCCAAGCACCACGATCTCCCGGAGCGCCGTTGTTGGTCCTGCCGTGAGGAATACGGGACTCAATTGCGGTGCGAAGTCCGAAGAGATTATCGGGAAGGTCAGAAGCAGTCAGAGACGTTCTCTGAGCGATCATCCCGCAACCGATGTCCACGCCCACGGCCGCAGGGATAATAGCGCCACGCGTAGGGATAACAGAGCCTACAGTAGCGCCCATACCCCAATGAACGTCAGGCATGACGGCAATGTGCTTATGCACGAATGGCATGGCGGCCAGATTATCAATCTGCTTGCGGGCTGCATCCTCTAGCTGGACACCGTCAATCCATGCCTTGACCAAACCTCCTTGAGCGCCCTCAAAAACCTTCATTGAAGTTCTCCGTATCCGTCTCTTCACGGATCGTCAGGCCGAAGCCGCCGTAATAGCCGTTGTGTTCGTTGTGGTTGACGATGGAGATGAAGCCCTGATCCGTGCCGATCTCGACAAAGACGGTTTCATGCACGTCGTAGTCGCCTTCGACATCAGCCGCCGGTTTGGTTTCGATACGGACCAGCTTTTGTCCCACCAGAGACGAAGGATCGTCGTCCGTGGTCATATAGCGATGCTCGCAGCACGACTGCCCGTCATCCAGAATGCGGATGCGGGTCCCATCGGAAAACGCGATTTTCAGCTCGTCGTCTTCGATTTTTGCTGAGCGGATTTCTCGACCGTAGTATTTTTCAGCCGAGTTCTCGGAACCGCCGCCGAGAATGTGCAGCATTGCGCCGACACCAATCATAAAAGCCTCCTTTAGTCGTCCAGCCGCAAATGCGAGGCCGGTCGGGTTGAAGATTGCGGGATTTACCGCAAGGCCACTGTAGGCCCTGACTAGAAAAAGTCTATGCCACGATTGGAAACTATGGAGCGTTGTCGTTTCGTTTCCTGTGACTTGACGAGATTGCTGCGATAGCGCATCCATAACGGCGAAGGGCGTCCCCCGCAAAAAGGACGCCCTCCTAAAATCCGTGTTGAAGCCACGGAGAGCTAAGCTCTTAGGTTAAATAGAGCCAAACCCTCCCAACCGCAACACAGTTTTAGGCGAAGACGTAAAACCGGGGCTTCCGGTGCGGTCCGCCAGCGCACGTCCTTGTAGTCGGCCTCACTGGGGGAGACTGTGCATGAGGCAAGCCTAGTCCGTATGACCAAAGGGCGCACAGCGGGGTTTGAGACAGCCTCGAAAAGTAGTGGTCTGGTTTGGCTCGCTCATGAGACCAAACTGTCTGTAGGCGGGGGCTGGCTCCAAAGGGTCTGGCAACATCGCAAGCAGTCACGGGACGCCTCCCTTTGCTTTTAGCGAGGGAGCGTCGTCCTTTGTCTGAAAACGAAGGCTTCACCAAAGGGTCTGATAGGTAGGAGATATAGATAGATGCAAGATCAAGTCTTTGAGAATGGCACGTTCCTTTTTGGAGATTGCCTTGAGCGAATGAGCGACCTCGCGCCAAACTCTGTCGATATGATTCTGTGTGATCTTCCCTACGGAGAAGTGTCTCAAAAAAGTTCAGGGCTTCGGCTTCTGGACCGAGGAATTGCCGATAGATGCGACATAGACCTGTCTGATCTCGTGGGTCAGTGGCGCAGGATTTGTACCGGTTCGGTTTACGCTTTTTGCGGAACAGAACAGATAAGCGCTTTGGTCGAGCTGATGCGATCAGCTGGATTTACAACTCGTGTTGGCGCGTGGAACAAGACCAACCCATCGCCTATGAATGGGTCTCGTCTTTGGGTTTCTGGATTAGAGTTTTGCGTTTTCGGGCGTCTGCCTAAGGCGACCTTCAACGAGCATTGCAAAAAGGCGCTTTGGGACGCGCCGTCCGGACGGGCAAAAATCCACCCAACAGAGAAACCGGTCGCTTTATTCCGTCGCCTTATTGAGGCGAGTACGGATGAAGGAATGGTAGTCTTGGATAACTGCGCCGGTAGCGGAACAACAGCTATCGCTTGCGAGCAGGCCGGGAGAAAATGGATATGCGTTGAGCGTGATCCTGAATATTTTCAAATGTCAGTTGATAGGATCAGGAAGTACGTAGTCCCCGATGACCATCGCGATTTGTTGCCCGGCCCGCCCATAAGCAGGCTGCTGTGATAGTAAAATGAAACCCTAATACCACCACTACAACGTAACAAGGAAGAGGAGGACTGAGATGAGGTATTACATCGACTGTGAGTTTGACGGTCACAACGGCCCGCTGCTGAGTTTCGCCATTGTCCGGGAAGACGACCCTTGGACGAAAAGCCTGCACGTGACGGTCCGTGCCTTAGCCTACGATGATTGGGTTCTGCACAACGTAGTCTCGGTTATGGACGAGCATGAATCTGCAACAGATGTCAGCAATGTTCATCCAAATCACGTCGGAGGCTTTTTGCGCAGGTTCATTTCTGACGACGATTCGCCAGTCATCATTGCGGACAGCCCGGTGGATATTGGGCGATTCTGTCAAGCGTTGATGACGAACGATAGCGGCGACTACTGCCCTAACGACATCGACCTGATAGAGTTTGAGGTTCACGACATCAGTGCATATCCAACCGATTTGCCGAGAGCCGTCCAGCACAACGCTTGGTGGGACGCCATGGCGCTGCGCGAGAAGCTGATCCCGAGCGACTGATCCACAACACCCGTGGTACGAAGCCGAAGGCGTAGTGAACTAAAAACCTACACCAAGGATGAGATAGGGGGTTGACCGATCGTGACCGGTCACGGTATGGATTGGGCACCGGCAATGAAGCCGGGGTGGAGAGCGAGAGATGTATAGACTGGTGGTTACTCCTGACAATTTCAGCGACACGCCCGATGAATATGAAATCATGTGCGCCGACGTTTATTCCCTGCGGGCTACGTTCGATCATCATTTCGCTATGGCGGTTCAACACGCCGAATACGAGCGGATCGAAGCTTACACCGGCGACAAAATGATCGCTCTTTATAATCGTAAGGGCATCAAATGAACTCATCCTCCCGAAAATCTGCCGAACGTCAGCGCAGGAAGGATTCGGGAGAGAAGCGGATAGACCTCTGGCTTCCGCTAGCCTCTCAGTTTCACCTCTCCCTTCTAATGGCCAGACATAAAACAAACGCTCCGGAAACAATTCGGATTGTTCTCAAAGAAGCAGTGGAGAAGGATAATGGCTAAGCGATGGACCGTTGATGAATTGATCGAGCAGGCTTTGATTTTTGCCATTCAGGATCGAGAGGGGTTTGCGGACAGCAACCACTTTGACGATCCGCACGGGCGCGAGGCCGCTGATCTGGCGAAGGCGCTTAGGGCCTATCACGCCAAGCGATACAAGAAAGTCCATCTGACTGCCATTGAGAGAGATATGGCTTCGGCTCAGACGGTGTCGATTTACGACATGATGAAGGGTCCGGCTCTCAAGTTTCCGGGATCGGAGAAGGATAATGGATAGGGTTCCAAAACTACGATATGTCGTCGTGCCGCTTTCGATGGCTCCTTTCCCGTCGTCGTTTTTGGACGCGATCAACGGATACGCGACCGGCGGCTCTACTCGCTGCTTGGATGCGATCCATGAAGAGGGGGCGTGGCTGCTCTCCAAAGCACCGTACAGTGATAGGCTGAGCGGAAACGTCTCACCACGCTCGGTAGGTATTTCCGAAGGAAATGAACCAAACCCTATTCCCCTTAGAGAAGCGAGTGAGGGACAATGACCGACTTTGATGCTCGTTTGAACGAGATTATCAGCGACGAGAAGGTGGCTCAGGTTCACCGGGGTGATTTCGGAGCGTGGTCGCCACGGGAGATTATAAACGAAGGTGTCAGGAAATCCTCAGTCGGGTTCCATTGCGGGCACACTCAGTTCTCCATCCTCCGAGAGCATGGCCTCATCACGAAGCCCCGAGGCATGAGCGAAGACGTAAATCTTACCAAGAAGGGCAAGAAGTACGCGCGCGTTTTGTGGCATCTAGACCGGAAGGAAGCCGACCAATGACCGAAAGGGAGTTTGGCACTTGTCCTAGCGGCTCATGGGGAGCCTGCCCGAATGCCTTTAACACGCACGACAAGGGCTGGCCGACGATGCGCTGTAAGCTTTCCGGCCAGCACCCTGACCTGTGCCACAACTACAGCAAGCCAATCCGCACAATCCAGAAGCCAGAGTCCTCCCAAAATAATCCCAAAGGGGAGAGAAAGAGGGGTTGACGGGTGCACTAACTGGGTGCACAAAGGGTCATCAAGACGGAGAAGACAGATGGCCAACCCTACCAAGTTCAGCCGCCCCTCGGTCGCACCTGCTATCGAATCCCGCGCGTTCTGCAACGGCACCGAAGGCATGGCGGCCTTTATCGCCGAGAAGGAAGCCGCTGGTTTCCGGGTTCAGGTGACCCAGCGCTTCAATGGGCGCAACATGAAGACCCACCAGCCCATCAAGGTTCCTGTCGTCCACGTCTTCAAGCGCGGTGCTGCGTGAAGCCAAATCCTATTGTTGTCCGGCCTCGCCAAGCCTCTGCGCTTGAAAAGGTCTGGATCGAAAACGACAGAAGCGCCGCGATCATGCGGGAAAAGATTCACGCGTGGGCTGAAGAAGAGTCCGAGCGTCTAGCCAAAGGAAAAGTAACATGAGCCTTTTCTGGAAAATCCGTTGGTGGATTTACAACAATATCAGTTGGAAACATGCGTGGGCGGTTGAAGTCGGCCCCGGTGAGTATCAAACCTTTTTTGCCCTGAATCAGTCAGACGCCGAAAAGAGGGCTACGGACCGTTTCGGTAGCGATGCATACCTGTGTAACCGGGAGTGGATGGCATGATCGACGCTCGCTATACCGAAGCCCACAGAGGCAACGACGGCGCTGGCAAGGGATGGGACTTGTTCCCCGAGCCTGACACCCGTCCTCTCCCCATAGCCAAGATCATAATGGCGGTAGCTGTTGTTGGTCTGGTGTTTGGAACGATCATTGTCGGCGCTTTGACCCAATAACATGCGCAGAGCCCTTGAGGCTGAGAGCGCTAACCCTTCCGAACTGATGGAGCTATTCGCATGAGCGACCTGAACGCAGCCGCAATGCTGGCTCTGGCGATGGCCGGGAGCATGGACTCCTTCACGACCGAGCGACGTGAATACCGCCCGCCATCCAAGCCCACTAGCAACCGGAAAGCGCGTCTCGCCGAGAAAGCTGAGGCTCGCCGCCAACGTAACGAGGTCTCGCAATGATCACCCCAGAACAAGGGTCTGTCCTCACTGGAGAGAGCGTGAAGCTGCTGGTGAAGGGGGATGTGCTGCGGTGGAAAGGTACAGCCATCAGTCTAGTTCATTTCCATTACGCGAACCTGATGGGCATTCAGGTTGTTGATCCTCGTGATGCTCGGCGCTGGACTGCTAGCTCCGACGCCCTGACCTTCGTCGGTCGCCCTGATCCTGATGGATGGATCGTCTGGTTGGGAGGGGAGAACCCGGTTCCGGGGCAGAGGGTGGACGTGCAAACGCGGAACGGCAAGCACGGGAACGGTCAGCTATCAGAAGATTGGGGTCTGTCATGGATAGATGACGACCGGCCCACCGACATCATAGCCTTCCGTCTCTCCAGTAAGAAATCTGAGGATCAGGGTTCATCGACTTCGTCGATCCCCGTAGCGGCAGAAGGCGAGAGCGCCGGTCAGCGTCAAACGCCCGTTTGGGTCCGCCCGATGATGGAAGCCCTGCACGGCTATGAGGCCGACTACGGCGGGCCGCTGGACGACATGCATGAGCTGGGTCGTATCGATGAAAGCCGAGAGTCGCCGTCGTTCCGCATCCGAGCGGGCCACATCCGAGACATCGCAGCAGCCCTCTCCCACCCCGTAGCGGCAGAAGGACAGGTTTCCGGTCTGTCGGTTGAAGAGCGTCGGCGCATCGAAGCCGCACACTACATGGTCGGCAATCCGAGCGCGTGGGACGACTACGACGAGGGGGCATCGGAGACCATCCGTGATCTCTGCGCCTTGATCGAGCGTCTGGACCGGAGGCCATCAAAATGATCGGGCCTTACTGTCAGGGATGTGGCGGCAGCGTCCAAGGCTGGATGTGTCAGGGTTGTGGATTGCCATTCAGAGAGAGGTCGGATGGCGCACTAGTTGTCGATCTCGAAACGCTGGCTGGAAACGCGTCCACGAACGCGGAGGGTACGAAAGCGCGCAGCGCTGTAGTCTCCCCAACTCCATCAGAAGGAGGAGTAGAGCCTCAGCGGGAGATCAGCGACGAGCAAATCCTCGCAGCCGCCACGGCGATCCGTGAAAGCTCGGTTGCATGGGCTGATGAGCCGGAGGAGTTCGCGCATCTGATCGAACTGACGCCCGCCGAAGTTCGCAAGCTTTTCGCCGTCCTGGCACACCCCAACCATCAGGCGTCTGGCGGTCTAGTGGAGGCGCTGAACTTGCTCTCTATCCGTCTGCCTCTTGGGGAAGAGCAGTACCCCATCAGCGCCCGATCCGAGCACCAAATGTTGACGCGCGTTGTTCCTCAAAGAGACTTGGAGCTTTTCATGAGAGCCCTCGCATCCCCCACCCATCAGGCGTCTGACGTTTCCGGTCTGGTGGAGGATTGGAAAGAAGGCCGCGAGGAGGGTCGGCTGGCGGCACGGCCTTGGCGCGAAGGCGATCCGCTACCTGCCGTGGGGCAAATGACGCTCGTCTCTGGCATCCATGGTGACATCGAAAGCGACCAACATCGCGCGTTTCTGTGGCGTCGTGTCGTCGGCTACGGCGAGGACCGCAAGTTCATTTGCCTTCAGGCCAAGGGCTGCTGGCCGACTGTAGAGCGAACTGAAAACTGCTGGTTCGCCCGCAAAGCCCTCGCCCAAGCCCAGCAGGTGAAGCCGTGAGCCGTCCCAATCCGTCAGGTGATGCTGACGTGCGGGAGGCTGTCGTGACTGTTCGCTGGTCCGATGCGGCGGAAGAGTGGTCCGTCGATCTGAACGGTCTCAGTGTCGAATGCTACCCCGACAAGGCCGATGCAGACGATCTCGCCCGAATGCTTCGTAAAGCACTCGCCCTGACAGGAAACGCCTCAACGGACAGAGCGGGTACGGAGCGAAGCGAAGTCTCCCCAAATCTCCAGACCCCCGCACCACAAGGTGGCGGGAAGGTCGAGCTAACGTCCGCATCCGAAGTCCTGTCGTTGATGCCGCGAGACCCGGTCATCTGCACCATGCGAAAGGCTGGGCTGTCCGACAGCGCCCTTATCACCCTCGGGTACGCGCTGGTGGCAGATCGGAAAGACCGTCTCGCCGCCCTCAAGCCCCAGACCCCCGACGCGCTGGGGGAGAAGCCGGACCGCGTGTGTTTGGCTACAGGCTGGCAGGCCAAGAAGATCGACGGCGCATGGCGTGTCGGCATGACGGGAAACCTCGACACCGTCCATGACGCGCGCCTCACGGTTCACCGGCATGAGGAGACGGACGAAGTCGCTCGCGAGGTCGCAGAGTGGGTTGCTCGGGCTTACAACGCCACCCCTCCCGGAGGCGTGCTGGGCGGGGAGGGGCGCGAGCAGGAACTAATCCGGGTGCTCCGAAAGACCCGCGCGTGGATGTCTCCCCTGACGCCTGCGAACCTGCATCAGGAAATCCTCAAAGCTCTCGCCGTCCGCCCCTCTCAATCGGATGAAGGAGAGAGACGTGAATAGCTTGGTTCATTCCGCCCTGACGGGCTCCATACCCACCGCACAGGAGGACGCTATGTCCAGTCTGATCGAACGTCTGGAGGCGGCTGAGACCGGATCGAGGGTTCTGGATGGGGAAATCTGGTGTGCGACGAACGGGTATGAGTTTGTCCAGTGGGACGGCGCGGGTTGCGTATATCGGACTCAACCGAACGGCAAAATCAGCCATGATCCGAACAACAACTTCCGTGCGTACTCGGCCTCCCTAGACGCCGCTTTGGGTCTGGCGAACAGGATACTGCCGGGCTGGGACTGGAGCGTGACCACGATCACCACCAGCTTCGGCGGGATCAAGAGGGTCAACGCTCTGATCGTTCATCCCGATCACCCGGCGGACAGTGACATCCTGACTTTCGGCGAGGGAGAAACGCCTGCCCTCGCCCTCTGCATTGCGATCCTGAGAGCAGCTCAGGAAGAAGCGCCAAGCACCTGCGGTATGACGGCTGAAAGCCGGAATGAAACCAAAACTCCCAACATCAAAGGAGATACAGACCATGCCGAGTGAAGGATTTACGGTCGTGGCTGTTTTCAGACCGGTCAAGTACCGAGTCGAGAAGCTGCTGAACGGGAGGTGGCAGCACGTCGGCGACTACGACTCTGCGACCGACGCGACAGCGAGGGCGGCTGACATTCCAAGGGCCTACAGCATCAGCGCGCGTGTTCTGGAGGTAGACAAATGACCGCCCCTACCATCCCCACCCATTCAGAACTGAGGGCGAAAGCCTTGGCTGCGACGCAGGGCAGGTGGAGAAGTGGTCCCTACGGTTCCGTTCATCCCGACGCAGATGGCTCCGGTGCGATTTGCGTAATGTCGAGCAAGAGCGGGTTCTACGACAACTGGAACGCCAACGCTGTCTTCATCGCAGCCGCCAACCCTGAAACCGTCCTCTCCCTCATCTCCACCATAGAGCGCCAAGCCGAAGAGATTGCGGCTCTGCGGGAGGTTCTAGAGGAATGCGAAGTCGTTCTGGCCTTGTCGGAACAGCCTGCGTTCCCAGACCCTCTTTACCACGAGGGCGTGAAGGCTCTGGGCGAACGGATCGGCTTCGGCGCGCTGATGTCCACAGCTTCTGCTGGCTGGCGCGAGACCTTGTCGGAGAAGGACTATCCGCTCGGAGGAGAGTTCGTCGCCGGTCCTTGCTACGCGACCGTCATCAAAACCCTCGGGTTGGTCCGTTCAGCCCTCTCCCATGCAAAGACCAAGGAGGGGACGTGAGCTGGCAACCGATTGATACCGCGCCGAAGGATGGATCGGAGATCCAGGCGCGCATCCCCGACAACGGCGATGACAACGTGATCGCATGGCTGTCCGATACCATCGAGGGCACGCACGGCCCGTGCGGATGCTGGGTGTTCACGCGCGAGCAAGAGCCGCCAGCGGATTGGTCTGATGGCTACTGCTGGGCGATAAACGAGGACGGGGAGCGCTCGACGTGGCCGACGCATTGGAAGCCTCTGAGCCCACCCCAACCCCCCAAGGAGGACTGAGACCATGTCGATGCTGGAGTGTCTCAGGCTTTCGGCGCGAGCGAGAGGATTTCCAATCCAGACGCTAGAGAGCGATGAGCGAACGGCACTGAGGTTCGAAGCCAGTGAGGTTCATGAAATGCCCAAGGCGCTAAGTTTCGGGACATTCCCCATGCCGTTTTACCCCGTTCTTCTGAGGTGGGTGAATGATGACGGAACGCGCTGCGCGATGCGGGTTGATCCGGTCGTCAAGCGAGAGGGTGGTCGGCCTAGACTTGATTGGGCGGCTATGGGTGAGCGGTTTCTGGCAGGACTTTACCTCCCGACCATAGAAGTAAGCGGCAACCCCTCAACACACGCGGTGGGTATTTCACGCAGTGAAATGAACCATAATCCAGCCATCCTCAATCCGGGGACGGAGACATAAGACCGAGAAAATAAATCAGCCAGATCGAAAATAGGCTATTGCGCTATCCATAACCCATGCTATGTTCACTTTAACAGCAAGGAGCAAGCCAATGACCACGGAAACCGGCGCTTTCTTTATCGAGCATAAGCCGACGAAGCGCGTTCGCGGCTGGCCTACAAAGTCGCAAAAGCCGTACAGCGTGTACCAAGGCGACAAGTATTGCGCTTCGTTCGTTACCCGCGCTAAGGCAGCGGAATACGTCGCCAAGCAAATCTAAGCCAATCGCGATCAACCGCCAACCGGAGTGTGGGCATGAATTACGCCCCTCAAACTGCATACAAAGCCCGTAGAGCCGCTTCTGGCACAAAGCGTACAGAGGTCGTCTTGAGCCCATCAGAGGCGCTTAAACTGGACCTCTTGGCCTCAATGTGGGGCCTGTCCAAGAACCAGACGATCCTTAAAGCTATCGATCTATCGTCTAGCGAAGGTAATCGGCGAGAGGATGAAATAGACATGATTGTGGCGGCGTTGATCGAGGCTGATAGCGAGCTTGTGGCTTGTTCAGAATATCTTGATCCGATGGTTGACGCAGACGGAGATAGTGAAGGCTTTCATGGAAATCGTGAAATGACGCTTCAATCAGGCGTTAACAGTGCCCTTCGCCACATCGAAATTGTTTTGCGCCAACTCAATCGCCTGACCGCAACCCATCATCAATAAGAGCGTTAGAGCCGAGCCATGATCTTCGCACTCGCAGTACTCATCAGTTTCGGCCTTTGGCTTGCAGCCGCAATTCCCGGCTCACGCGTGCCTGAATGGTCCGCCCGTCTGGGCTTTCTGATCTGCGCCCTGCTCTGGTTCTTGCCTCGCTTGTCTTGATGGGCTAGATTGCCTCCGTCCTGACGCCGAGCCAAGGCAACAAGCGCAAGACAGAGAACCAAATGCCTAAATCAATCCAAGACCTTGAACGCCTTCTGAGTAACATCGAAGGCCAAGAGAACCAGACAGACCGACGCGAGGCCATCAAGGCTGAGATTGAGCGGTTGAAGGCGGAAGAACCGGAGTCTTAATGGTCGGAAGGCCGACAGACTACAGTGAAGAACTAGCGGCAGAGATTTGCTCGCTCATGGCCTCAGGCAAAAGCCTCAGGTCTATTTGTGCTTCTGACGACAAGCCTTGTATGTCGAGCGTGTTCCTTTGGCTGACCAAGCATGAAGGTTTCTCGGACAACTACGCGAAGGCCCAGAAGGAACGCTCTGAGGCTATGTTCGAAGAGATGCTTGAGATTGGCGATGACGTGGAGGCTGAGCCTGCTGCGGTCTCGAAAGCCAAGCTCAGGGTCGATACCCGTAAGTGGGCTCTCGCGCGCATGAATCCCAAGAAGTACGGAGACAAGGTCACTCAGGAAGTTGTCGGAGCTGACGGCGGTCCGGTTCAAATCCAGAAGATTGAACGCGTCATCGTCGATCCGAAGTGACCGTCCTCCAGATACAGACGCCACGCGTATTCCTGCCGCTCCTGAAGCCAGCGAGATACAAAGGGGCTCGGGGAGGTCGAGGTTCAGGCAAGAGCCACTTCTTCGCTGAGCAACTGGTCGAGGAAGCTCTATACGAGCATATCCGCTGCGCCTGTGTCCGTGAGGTTCAGAACTCCATCAAGGACTCCGTCAAGCAGCTTCTGGAAGACAAGATCAGAAAGCTGGGCGTCGAGAGCCTCTTCAAGATCACCGAGAACGAGATCGTAGGGCCGAACGATAGCCTGTTCGTGTTCCGGGGCCTGAGGAACCACACGGTTAGCTCTATCAAGTCGCTGGAGGGTTTCAATCGCATGTTCGGCGAGGAGGCTCAGACCTTCAGCCAGAAGTCGCTTGATATTGCCATCCCTACCTTTCGCGCACCGGGCGCTGAGTGTCGGTTCGCATGGAACCCTGACAAGCGCGATGCTCCGATTGAGAAGCTGTTCGAGGATTGCGAGGACGATCCCGACTTCATCCTTGTGCATGCTAATTACACCGATAACCCGTGGTTCGCTGGCTCTCCGCTTCAAACAGATATGGAGCGTGACAGGCTAAGAGACCCTGAGAAGTATGCTTGGGTCTGGCTGGGGGCTTATCAAGGCCGTTCGGAGGCCAAGGTCTTTACCAACTACCGAGTGCAGGAGTTTGTCTCTCCGCCTGATGCTGTGTTCCGCTTTGGCGCTGACTGGGGCTTCGCGATTGACCCGACCGTCCTTGTCCGTGGCTTCATCGGCAAGATGGTGGATGGCAAGGCGATTGCAGATCAGAACGGCAAGACGCTCTTCATTGACTACGAGGCGTACCAAGTCGGCTGCGAGGTTGATCAGACGCCTAGGTTCTTCGATACTGTTCCAAGGTCCAGAGACTTCAGGATCACGGCTGACAGCGCTAGGCCCGAGGTGGTCAGCTACATGCGTAGGAATGGCTTTCCGAAGATCATCCCTGCTGTAAAAGGTCCGGGATCGATTGAGGACGGGATTACATTCCTTCAGACGTTTGAGATCGTCATTCATCCTCGCTGTGTGAACGCGGCAAGAGAAATCGCTGAGTTCAGCTACAAGATCGACAAGCAGACCGATGAAATCCTGCCGATGCTGGACGACAAGGACAATCACGTCATCGATGCAATGCGATATGCTCTGGAAGGCCTGAGACGCGCCGGAAAGCCATCTTCTGAAGCACTAGAACAAAAGCCCATAGATCGATACACTAGGCTCCGTGAGCGCTCTGCTACGGGCGAAGACGGAATGTACTAGATGAACGATTTCATTGAGATTCCCCTTAAGGGGCACACAGCGATTATCGACGCATCTGATGCCCACGTCTTGAAAGAGAACTGGTACGCCATTGTCAGGAAGTCTGGATATGTTCACGTACTGAACAGTAAGCAGAGTCTAGCTAGGCGGATCATGCAGGCCCCAAAAGGCATGGTTGTGGACCACATAAACCGAGACACTTTGGATAACAGGCGCTCTAATCTTCGTCTGTGTACTGTCGCAGAGAACAGCCGCAACAGAAAAGGCTATGGAAAGTTTCCTCACAAAGGGCTCGCCCTCACGGAGAGCGGTCGCTGGGTCGCCCAAATAATTGTAAACCGAAAGTATTACAGGTTGGGAACGTACGATTCTATGGAGAAGGCAGCGCTGATGTATGACGTGGCTGCTAAGGCCTATCATGGGGCGTTCGCCCGTATAAACTTTCCTAATGCGTGCACGAGTGGATAGCCATGGATGATGAAGTCCAGATCGATCCCGGATACATCCTCTATCTTCTGGAGCGTGTGTCTCGCTGGCCTTATCCCATCACTCTGACCGAGTGGTGTAACCGTCGTCTGTCTAATGGGCTGGCGGCTTTCCCTGACGGGCAATGGTGGGTTCATGATTAGTCATCTTTCGTGGAATGGGATTCCTGTTCGTTACGTAGATACATTCCCGTCTGATGATGAGATCAGGGAATCGAACGAACGTGCCATTGCTGCGGTTCGTGCATCCATTGCTGCGCTTGAGCAGGAGAAGGCAGAGGTCATTGCGTTGCTCTCGGCCCTTCTTCCGCCGTTGGCCCTGTCTGAGGATCGCGAGACCATCGCTCGCGCAATCGCCCTGATCGAAGAAGTTAACTATGACTGATCTCGCCATCTGGGACGAAACCTTCGCCCTTGAGAAAACGCCTGAGCAGGTAGAGCTTGAGCGTCTTCGCGCTATCGACCCGTTGCCATTGAAGAAGATGGTTGATGACTTCCGGGATGGAACGGAAGAGTCACGCGGTGTGGGTGAGAAGGCTCGGCGCTATTACGACAATGACCAGATTTTCGGGGAGACTGAACGGGCTTGGAGGCGGTCTCGACAGCCCAAAGTGATCCGTAACGAGATTGCCCCAGCGATCAACGGGATGCTCGGGGTTATCCAGCAGGCCAAGGTTGATCCGCGTGCATGGCCTCGTAACCCCGACAATGAGGAACAGGCCGACGTAGCATCGAAGGCCCTCAGGTACGTTGCAGACAGCCAGCGCTGGCACAAGAAGAAGGTGGACGCCGCCGAGACCTTCCTTATCGAAGGAATCGCGGCTGTTGCGGTCGAGGCGTCAGAGGATGGTGATGCGGTCATTACGCAGCTTCCCTATGACGAGTTGATCTATGATCCTCACTCTCGCCGGGCCGACTTCTCGGATGCGTCTTACAAGGGCGTAGGCAAGTGGATGTATGAGGGGGACGTACAGAAGATGTACCCCCTGTTCGTCGAGGATTTGCAGCAGGCCTTCAGTTCGTCCTCGTGGGGTTCAGCGATGGGCCTTGATCGCCCGGACAAGCCCGAGAACCTGATCAATACGAATTGGGTCGATGCCAAGCGCCGTCGCATCTTCATCGTAGAGCTTTACCACAAGGAGAACGGCGAATGGATGCGTTCGGTCTTCTATGTCGGGGGCGTGCTGGAGCAAGGCGTCTCGCCGTATAAGGATGATCGCGGAGAGACCCTTTGCGTGTTCGTCTTCCAATCGTGTCTGGTCACGCGGGATAACCAGCGCGCGGGCTTGGTGAAGGCCATGCTTTCCCCTCAGGACGAGCTTAACGCCTATGGGTCCAGAGCTCTTCACCTAGCGCGTTCGAGACAGATCAAGGTCAGCGATCCGAGCTTCCCTCCTGACGTAGATGCGGCCACGGCCAAGAAGGAAGCTGCATCTCCTGACGGAGCTATTCCATCGGGCTGGGAGCCGGTGCAGACCACTGATCTCATGGCTGGTATGCAGATCATGATGGGCGAGGCTAGGCAGGCTCTTGTTCGCCAAGCTCCTACGCCTGCGGTTCTGGCGGATGCTTCGGCGGCCAATCAATCGGGGCGCTCTCGTCTGGTCCTTCAACAAGCCGGGATGACGGAGATTGCCCGCGCGCTGGGTCGTTTCGAGGACTTTGAGAACGACATGTACCGCATGGCGTGGAATGTCCTGAAGCAGTTCAAGACCGAGCCGTGGTGGATTCGGGTGACTGGGGACGATTCCAAGAAGCCTGAGTTTATGGGGCTGAACCAGCCTGTTATGCCCGGTCAGGTGGGCGAGGATGGCAAGCCGGGGAAAGACGTGCCTATTCCTCCTGAGAAGGTGCAGGAAATGGCTGCATATGGAATCGAACCGAAGATCGCCAACCGCCTCGCGGAGATGGACGTAGACATTGAGGTGGAGACCGTTCCTGACACGGCGAACCTTCAGGCTGAACAGTTTGAGGCCATTGCTCCGATGCTTCCTCTGTTGGCCGAGGCTGTGGGGCCGAAGAAGGCGTTTGAGATTGGCGTGGCCCTATCCTCGATTCCCGAGAAGCAGCGCATCAAGGAGCTTGTCGAGAAGCCGGATGAGATTCCGCCTGAACAGCAAGCCCAGATGCAGCAACAGCAGCAAATGCAGGAGCAGATGCAGCAGCAGGCTATCCAGCTCCAGATGATGGCCGCCCAGCTCGCCAACATGGAAACACAGGCCAAGATCGCCAAGACGCAATCGGATACGCGTTTGAATGAAGCCAAGATCGAACAGATCGACGCTGATGTCAGTCTGGATGCGATCAAGACCCATGCTGATCTTGTACGGCCTCAACCTCAAGCAAACGGACCAGTTGCGCAAGACGAGCAACGCGGATAAAAAGTCTTAGGGGTTGAGCGAAAGCTCTGGACCGGAAGGAAGCCTTAACGGCACCCCAAGATTATGCCGGACCTCTGGAGAGACTGCGAAGCGTGGGGGAGGGGATCGTATGCCCTGAAGTCTGCTAGCGGTGCTGAGTTCGATCCTCGGCCTCTCGGCACAACTATTGCAACCGAGTAAGAACGGCTGTATTTAGCGATTAGGGTAAGTGCGCCGATCATCTGCACTGTAGGGATGCCGCCGAAGACCGGGCAGAGGAAACTAAATGGCTTTTCTGGACAATGACGACGACGTTTGGGGCGATGATCCCACTCCTGAAATCGTTGAAGGCGAAGTAGCAGACACAATCGTAGAGACCCCTGAGGTCGAAGCGAAAGAGGAAGCTACGGAAGGCGAAGTCCAGCAAGAGCAGACTGCCGAAGAGAAGTTCAGCCCGACTCTCTACCGTGAGATGAAGGAAGAGCGAGCCAAGCGGCAGGCTGCCGAGCGAGAGTTGAACGAGTTGCGGGCTAAGGTCCCTGCTCCTACGCCTCAAGCTCCCGAGAAGATTCCGGACGCATATGAAGACCCGGAAGGTTTCAACCGGTATCAGGAACAGAAGTTCGCTCAAACTGAGTGGAATCTTCGTGCTTCGATCTCGGAACGCTTCGCCAAGCAACAGCACGGCGAGGAAGCGGTCAAGGAGGCGACTGAGTGGGGTCTGGAGCGCGCTAAAGGCGATCCGGGCTTTGGTCAGAAGGTCATGGCCCACCCTGATCCTGTCGGGTTTACGCTGCAAGAATTCAAACGGTCACGGACCCTAGAGGCCCTTGGCGACAAGTCCCCTGAGGACTTCGCTCGGGAATACGCCGTATCGCAGGGCTGGATTGTTTCTCAACCGGGGACGGAAGTTCCCATTCAGAAACCATCTCCTGCCGCTCGTGCACCACGCGGCTTGTCGAATGCTCCCGGCTCCGGTGGCGTCAAGCAAGCTCCCAATGCGGATTGGTCGGAGGTAAAATTCGCACTGGACAGGTAATTGGCCGAAGTCGTCATTAACAGCAATCTTAACGAGACCCGTTGGCTCGTTGACAAGTACTACAAGCCCTACATCCGCGCTTCCGGCCTTGACCGGTTCATGGGTGAAGGTTCCGACGCGATCATTCGCGTGTTCCGTGAGCGTGATACCGATGGCGGCAAGGACATCATTGTCCCGCTGCTGGGCGTGATCAAGAACGGCGGCGTTTCGGACTCTCAGGTTCTTGAGGGTAACGAAGTCGATCTGGCTCAATTCGTGGACAAGGTGACCACCCGCTGGCGTCGTAATGCCGTCAAGGTGCCGAAGTCCTCGTCCTACCGCTCCAACATGGACATCCTCAAGCTGGCCGGTCCGTCGCTGCGGGATTGGGCGGCTCGTTTCGTCCTGAAGCTTCAGGTCATCGACAACCTGAACGGCATCGTCATTCCGGGCGCTGTCGGTACGGATGGCTACAACGCCCCCGATACGGTTGTGACCTACGCGGCTGCTACGGCGGCTCAGCGTAACGCCTTCCTCGTGAATAACGCGGATCGCGTCCAGTTCGGCGTTCTGGTCTCGAATGGTTCGTCCAACGTCATGGCGACCGCTCTGGCTACGCTGGACAACACCGACGACAAGATGAGCACTCTGGTGCTTGATCTGGCTCGTCAACGCGCCGCCGACACTGCGGACATCCTCTCGACCGGCCCTGCCATCAACCCGTATATGACGGAAGATGGCGAGGAGTGGTACGTTGTGTTCGTCCATCCGCGTCAGATGCGCGATCTGCGCCGTGACCCGACCATGTTCCAAGCCAACCGGGACGCCATGAAGCGTGGGGAGGATAACCCTCTCTTCCGCAATGGCGATCTGCTGTGGAATGGCATGATCATCAAGGAACTGCGTGACCTCCCGATTATCGCTGGCGCTGGCGCTGCCGGTATCGACGTTGCTCAGGCCTCGCTTCTGGGTCAGTCGGCCATCGCTATCGCTTGGGGTCAGGCTCCGCGCCTGATTACTGATAATGACCAAGATTATCAGTTCCGCCCGGCCAAGGCGATTGAAGAGTGCATCGGCATCAAAAAGACTTCGTTCCAGGGCGTGTCGTACGGGGTGTATGCAATCTGGACGGCAGCCGCTTCGAACCCGTGATTACTCTAAATAACTAAGCATTCCCCCCGAGTAGCAATCCCGTTGCTCGGGGAAACGCTAGGAGACTACTCTAATGGCTATCTTTAACTCTAACGCTATCGCTACCGGCGCTCCGGTCCCCGGCTTCGGCGCGGGCGGTGGTCAGGTTCGTACTCAGTACACCACTGTTGCGATCCCGGTTGGCGCGACCACGACCGACACCATCAACTTTTTCCGCGTTCCTCAGAACGTCCGCATCCTGCGTGTCCTCGGCAAAAACGATGCTCTGGGCGCTGGTACGCTGAATGTTGGCGACGGTGGCTATACGGCTCAGGACGGCACTGCCGTTGTGGCTGACCCTGACCGTTACGTTGCCGCTCAGGCGGTCACCACGGCGGGCCAATGGTCCACGCTGGCTCTGACTGGTCTGTTCGTCAAGACCGGTCGCGTTCCTCTGATGATCACCGGCGCTTTCCAAGCCGGTACGACCACGACCGCCGGTAACGTTGAACTGGCTATCGAATACACTGCCGAGGAGCCTCAAGCATGAGTGTGGTGACTTACTTTGGTGAGTTTCCGGAAGGTCAGGTTGATGCTGAAGGCAAGCCCTTCATCGTTCAACAGGGCTATACTTTCCATCCGGGAGAGGGCGTCAAGGTCACCGACAAGAACGATCTGCTTGAGCTGACCAAGAACCGTTTCTTCAAAGCGCCTGACAGCGACAAGGAAGAAATCGAACAAGCCAAGGCCGAAGCCGAAGCTGCGGAGGAGCAAACCCTTCGTGGCTGGTTGCAAGAGCATCAGGTTCCGGTTCACCATCGGGCAGGCCTGAAGGCTCTCCGCGACGCCAAGAACGAATACCTCTTGGCTCAAGCTGCGGCGGCTGAAGGCTGATGGCGACTACCGCGCGTGATACTATCACTTCGGCCCTTAAGAAGTTGGGGGTATTGCGCGCGGGCGGTTCCGCGAAGGGCGGGGATGCTGGTGATGCACTGGCGTCCCTGTCCTCGTGGTATCAGGAATTGATCACGAACGGGACGTGCGGGGTTGTTCGTAATGTTCCGATCAGTTCAAGTCTTGACGCCACGACGGGGTTTAATCAGCACATCAATGTTCTGACCGACGATGAGGTTGATCTTAAGCTCCCCTCCACGGTTCAATATGAGTATTGGGATACCTATGAGCCTTGCCGGGATTACGGCTGGGGGCTCAATGTCCCTCTTGGCGGAACCTCCGGAATGAATGTCCCTCCTGATAAATCCGTAGTCAGGATTACGGATCAGTTCGGGCCGGGGCGAGCAACCTATATCTATGATGGGACTGTGCAGCGCTGGATGCGCATAGACGCCCTTACGCTGGATGATGAGGCTCCGCTAAGCGCTAGAGGCCCTGATGGGCTGGCGTCGGTTCTGGCGGTTCGTCTGGTTGACGAATACGGGGATGCGCTTCTCTCTCCCGCTACCATTCAATCCGCCAACAAATATCGCTTGGCCCTTGTCCAGAACTATAACGGCGGCGATTGCGGATGGTAACGATTACGCTTCCTGATGAGGGCGACTCGCAAGTTGATGTGACGCTGCCGCGCGCGGTGGGCTCGGCCGGGCCTGCTGGCCCTGCGGGTCCTGCGGGCGTTGGTGTTCCGGCGGGAGGAACTACGGGGCAGGTTCTCGCGAAGTCTAGCGGGGTTGACTACGCTACCTCGTGGGTTACGGGCGGGGGTGGCGGATCAACGGCATGGGCTGACATCACGGGCAAGCCGACCTTTGCCACAGTCGCGACCTCAGGTGCATATGCCGATCTGAGCGGGAATCCCACGCTTGGAACCTTGGCGTCTCAGAACGCGTCTTCGGTCTCAATCACCGGGGGTTCGGTGACGGGTATTGTTGACCTTGCTGTGGCTGATGGTGGGACAGGCGCAAGCACTGCAAGCGTAGCGCGAACCAATCTGGGGTTGGCTATCGGCGTAGATGTTCAGGCCTATAGCGCCGCTCTGTCCACGGTAGTGAAGAACAACTTTACGGCCACTGTAGCGCCCTCTCCAACGGACGACAGCAGCGCGGGTTATGCGGTTGGCTCTACGTGGATGCGTACGGACACCGGCACCATGTGGCGGGCGCGTTCTGTCGCGGTCGGTGCGGCGCGCTGGGTTCGTATCGATGCCGCCGACTTCTTTGGCTACGTGGCGGGGAACTTTTACGACCCTCTGCCCGGCCTGACGGTAGCTGCTGGCTCTGCGCTAGCCCTGGATACAATCAGGCTGCACCCTACCATCATCAAAGAGCGGTGCACGATTTCGGACCTTGGCGCTCGCCTGACAACGGCCTCAGCATCACAGAGCGTCCAGTTTGCCATTTACGCCAACAACCCAGCGAATAATCGCCCTACGGGGACGGCACTTGGCATGACAGGCAACATCAGCACGACAACGACGGGTCCCGTTCAGGGGCCTCTATCAGTCTCGGCGCAACTAGAGGCTGGCATCTATTGGATGGCTGCTAATAGCAGCTCGAACACCCCGGCGTTCAGCTCTATCGCCAACACCAATACAACCATTTCTTCCTTGATTGGCTCTGCTACGCTCTCGACCATCATGTCGGGCAATACGGCGGCGTTATTCACCCTGTCAGTTGCGGCCCAGACGTTCGGCACATGGCCTGACTTAACGTCTGCGACTATCACAGAAAGCACCGCCACATCATTTCCCATGATTGTCTTTAAAGTTTCCTCCATCCCTTAAGGAACAGGCTAATGACCCAAGTTGTCGTTGAAATCCCCACCATCGGTCTCATCTCCGTTTTTGGAAAGTGGGGTCAGGAAGATGCGATCTTCTCTGGCCTGCTGGACGTGCAGGATCGGATTGATTTCTTCTCCGCCCCGACGATCATGTCGGATGATCCGCGTATTGTGGCAATCTGCGCTCAGTCGAGTTTCACTGTAAACGACATCATCGGCCATTTTGGCGCGCACGAAGACTAAATGAAGCTTCCTCATCAAGGGATGATTAACAAATGAGCGCCGCAAACATGGGGGCATTTCCAGCCCTCGTCGTCAACGTTGATCCGAACGGCGTTTACACAACGCCTCCGACGACTAACCCCAACGGCTCCCGTTCTGTTCAACAGATCGGAACACCGTCCTTCGCAGTCGGGCAGATTGCAGTCGGGACATCTGGAACGCTGGTTGTGGCCGCGCGTACAGGGCGGCAGGCCGTTACCCTGACTTCTCTGACTGCTGTGGCTTACAGCGTGGGAAACACTGTCGGCGTAACAACCGCGTCCGGATTCCCCATTCAGGCCGTAGCGGGGGCTGGTGTCACCATCCAGACGAGCGCCGCCGTGTATGCCGTAGGCGCTTCCGCCGTCACTATCGGTTATGTGGAGACATTCTAATGTCTGACGGCCTGTTTTTCCCTCCTCCAGACCTTTCAGGCGTTTACGCGGCGATTCCGGTTGCATCATCGACCGATCCTGCGCCTATTGCTGTCATGCCTGCGCCGGGGGCGACATCGCCTTATGCGCGCGCCGATCATGTTCATGCCTCCAAGTCACGCCGTAGCAGACTCCAGACGGCTTCTGATGGCACTCTGACGTGGACATACCCGACCGCTTTTGATGTTGGCGTTATTCCTCAGATTCAGGCCATCGCCGAGACTGCCGTTGGTGTAACAGACGTAATCAATGTTCAGATTGAAGGGACGCCAACCAATGTCTCTTGCAAGCTTAGGGTGACGCGGACTCAGCAATCAGTGGTTTCCTTGATTGGTCTCACCGTTCTTTCTATTCCGTCGAGCGTTGGTGTACAGTGGCTTCACCTCACGGCTAATGGATAAACATGACTGAAATCCCCCTTGGCCTTTCCGCGATCAAGAGGAAGACCGTTTTTGCTCCGCAAATCCGCGTCGTGAACCTGCTTGCCGAAGAAGCCAAGACCAATCAGTTCAACGGTATCGACCACATCCAGCGCCCCGGTCTGGTTCAGTTTTCCGCCGTGGGGACGGGACCTATCCGGGGCGTTTACCGACAAGCCGGAACGTTCAACGGGGATTTCCTGACTGTCTCGGGGGATCAGTGGTTCAGGGTCGATTTTAACGGCGTAGAGACGCTGCTGGACGACGTTCCCGGCTCATTGCGCACCGTGACCGCCGCGACCTCTAATCGGGCTATCGTGGTCTCTGACGGGCTGGCTTATTCCACTAACGGAACCACGGTTGTTCAGGTGAGCATGCCTGATGGACGCTTGGTCGGTTCGGTGGCTCAGCTCAATGGATATTTCATCCTGTCGGAGCTTAACTCGGCGCGTTTCTACTGGATCGAGCCGGGTCAGGTTGATCCTGATGGACTGTCTTTCGCTACGACGGAATCCACGCCCGGATTTATCGAAAAGATCGAACGGGTGGGCGATGAGCTGTGGTTCCTGAAGCAGGAGGGAATCGAGGTCTGGGCTCCTACTGGCGATGCCGATCTGCCCTTCCAGCGCGTTCCGGGCCGGAATTATGACAAGGGCTGCAAGAACGGCGATGCCGTATGCCGGTTTGACAACTCTCTGGCTTGGCCGGGAAATGACAACATCGTCTATAAGGGCGATAACTCTCCGCTGAGAATTTCTGATCACTCGGTCGAAGAGTTCCTTCGCAAAAGCGACCCTGCCTCTCTCAGGGCTTGGGCTTTCGCCATTGATGGACATTCCTTGTATTGCCTGACCTCCGATCTCGGTACGCGCGCCTACGACGCCTCCTCTCAGCAATGGAGCGAATTCCAATCCTACGAACGGCCGTTCTGGAGAGCCCATATTGGTGACATGGGGGATGACTTCACCGTGGCGGGGGATGACGAACTAGGCCTGCTGTATCGTCTCGATAGCGAGGTTTCCAACGACAACGGCGAACCAATGACGCGCATTCTCGGCGGCGGCGTGGCGGCAAAGGTCCCTATGCGTTGCGACTCGCTGAGCCTCTATGCGGTCTCTGGAACCGCGACCGATCCGAACCTGTATCCCCGCGCGCGTATCTCATGGTCGGATAACCTCCAGACCTATGACGATTGGGTAGATGTTGCCTTGCAGCCTCAGGGGCGATACGGAGAGCCGATCAGGATCAACCGGCTTGGTTCCATCCGCTTTCCCGGCAGGCTCTTTGAGATTCAGGTAACCGATGATGTGAATATCAACATCTCCGGTCTGGTCATGAACGAGCCGTCGCGCTGATGTTCAAGCTTCCTCGCCTTAAGTCCAATCTGGCGATTGTAAACGCTGCTGGACAAGCGAAAGACTACTTCCTCCGGTTCTGGAACAGCGAAGTCGCGCCCGCTATCGAGAATCAAGAAAAGCGGCAAGACCAGACTGATCAGGATTTGGCTGACGCCATCATCATGATCCAAGATACGAATGAGACCATTGAAGGCGTCTTGAACGGGACGATTCCCTTCACAGAGCTTAATGTCCAGAACAATCAGGTTCGAGCATTCCTCGACAAGACATTTGCTGGCGTTCTTACCGATTATACCGGGCTTGGTACTGGCATTGTCAGAACAAACACAATTCAGACTCAGGCTGTAACGAACTACGCATCAGCCTACACGTCAGGTACGATTACGCTAACCGGAACAACGACCTCTACTGTTCAAACGCTGACGTACACCAGTACGGGGACGCGTCTGAATGTTCGGATCAACTTCTATCTGACGGTATGGCATCCGGCGGCGGGTGGCATTCAGGCGATTGTGACTATCACCCGGACCGGGGTAGCGAATATCTTCACTCAGACCTTTGACGCAGTGAACGGTGATTTGCTTCAGGGGTGGCAAACTATCGAGATCGAAGATAATCCGCCCGCAGGAACCTGCACCTATGCAGCAGAGGTTACGCTGACGAACAACGGGGCTGCGACACAAACCGCTCAATCAAGATTCATGGGTGTGACGGAGCTTAAGCGATGAGAGCTGTTATTATCGACTCTGGGGGGGTTATCCTTCGCACCATCTCTTCCCCTCCTGAGTTGTTCGGTATTCAGGCCGCAATGGGCGAGAGCGTGTTTGCTCTCACGAATGATGATGGAGCGTCTATTGATGACGCGAACGTTGTCGTTTCGGAGGAAGGTTCTTTTGAAGCTGCTCCGGGGGCTCCTATGGATACCTCTATCCCGTCGAGTCCTTTGGAGCTTGTAGCGGTATGATCTGTCGTGACGTTACATGGTGGGATCACATCGCTTCTCATCCAGAGGTTTCGCCTCACATCTTTATGGATCGGGACCCAACGTCTCTTGGGGTTCTGATAGACAATCCAGCTAACCTTCCGCTCAGGTCTGAGCATGGAGGGGTTATCCTCATTGCGATGGATGCTTTCGGCTTGGTCAGGGAGATGCACACTCTGTATTCCCCCGAGGGCTGGGGACGTGAAGTGGCCATGAATGGGAAGCTTTTCATGAGGGAGGCTTTCCTGACCACACAAGTTCTCTTCACGCATGAGCAAGAAGGAAATTGGAGGTCGAAGCCGCCTCGCTCTCATGGGTGGAAAGAGTGTAGCGAATACTGCTATGTTGATCTGCCAAAACGGCTTAAGCTTTGGATGCTCACTCGCGAGGCCTTCTTCGCATCGCCCGTAGGACGTAAACTATGCCAGTAGTCGCAGCAGCAGCAATCGGAGCCGTAGGTGCTGGCGTCGCCGCAAACTCTGCTTCCAAAGCCCAGAAATCAGCCGCTAACGCCGTACAGCAGTCCACGGATGCGGCAACTGCTGAACAGGCGCGTCAGTATAACCTTTCCCGTCAAGACAATGCTCCGTGGCTTCAGGCGGGTCAGGGCGCGCTTGCTGATCTGGGCAAGCTGAACAGCGGAGACCTTTCGGGGTTCAACGCGTCGCCTGATTATAACTTCCGGCAAAACGAACAGGCGCGGGCTCTGACGGCACGGAATGCGGCTCTGGGTATTCAGGACTCGGGTGCTGCTCAAAGGTCTGCGCTGAAATACAGCGGAAATCTGGCCTCCGGTGAGTTCAGCAACTACGCCAATCGTCTCTCTGCTCTGGCTGGAGTAGGTCAGACGGCGGCGGGTCAGAACCAAGCGCTGGGGACCAACTATGCGAACGCCATCACGGGCATTCAGCAAAACAACGGTCAATCCCTTGCATCGAGCTATCAGAACCAAGGCGCGATCAACGGCGGCCTTGCGCAGAACATTGCGGGCATCGGCGCGGGGCTAGCGAATGGCTACGGTACGCAGTGGAACCTTAACGGTCTGATCCGGTAATGGCGCAACAGTACGATTTCCTCGGGGGAGTGCAGTCCGGCCAAAACTGGATTGATGGTCTGTTTGCACAGCAGGCTCAGCGTCAGGCTGGGTCTCAGCTTGCGGCGGGTAACACCCAAGGCGCGTCTCAATCACTTTACCGGGCTGGAGACCTTAACGGTGGCCGTCAGGTCCAGCAGAACGCTATTGCCGATCAGACAGCGGCTCAAGCGCGCACTTTGGCGCAGCAGCAACAAGACATCGGCGTCTATCGGAATGCCATTCGAGCCGTAAAGACCGGCGCTCAGCAAGACGGTACGCGCGGGGCTGTTGAGGTCTTCGATTCTCTGGTTCCCGGACTGCGCCTTACGGGAATGACCACTGAACAGGAAGGCCAGCTTCGCACGGCACTCGCGGCTGATCCTGAGGGTGCTATCACTGCTCTAGACAATGCGATCAACCAGCATGAACTAAGTTTCCAGAAGACCGGCGACACGCTCCGGGTATTTGAGGAAGGCAATCCTAATCAGATTGCGCAATACGACGCTCCTGCGCCTGACTACACGTTGGGAACGACGCGCTTCAACGGACGGAATCAACCTGTCGCCCAAGGGTATGTTGCGCCTCAGATTATTCAACAAGACCCAACAAAAAACGTTCTTCAGGTCACTCCAGGCGCTGCGGCGGGTCCCGTAGGCGGGGCTGTAGATGTCGCTGGCGTAATCACTCAGTCTGTTCCCGGGGCGCGTCTCACAAGCGGACTGAGGACCACCGAACAAAACCGTGGCGCGGGAGGGCAGCCCAATAGTTACCATCTGACGGGCCACGCCGTAGACTTTGTCCCCCCCGTAGGAACCACCGTCGCTCAGGTTCGTCAGCAGCTTGAACAGGCTGGTGTGGATGTTGCCGAACTTCTGGACGAAGGCGACCATTTCCATGTCGCGTGGCGTGGCGGAAACGCAGCCCCTAATATCGGTCGCGGCGAAGGGACGCAGGTTTTGGCTGCTGCGAGCCAAGGATCGACCGGGGGAAATATCTTGTCTCCCGAAGAAGTCTCTGCGGCAGGACTCGCGCCGGGGACGGTAGCTCAGCGCTCCACTACCGGACAGATTAGCATCCTTCAGGCCGCTCCCGGTCAGGGCCGTCAAGGGAATCCGACAGAGGCTCAGAACAAGGACTCGTTCAACGCAAACCGTATGTCGCGCGCAGGCGCGATTATTAACGGTCTGGAGAACAATAACTACGACTTTGGGCGTGCGAGACTTGGCGGACAACTGACGGAAAACTATCGTCGGTATGACGCTGCTGCTCAAGAGTGGACGGATTCCATCCTGCGTCTGACGACTGGAGCAGCAGCTACCGCCGACGAAGTCGCCAGCAACAGGCGCTCATATTTCCCTGAGCCGGGAGATTCTCGTGCCGTTCGCGAGCAGAAGCGCCGTCAGCGAGAAGCTGTAGAGCGTGACGCTTTGGCTCGCGGTCAGGGCGGCCGTTCTGATACGTCTCAAGCGCAGACTTCTCCTGTTTCTCAACCCAATCAGAGAACCCGCCAGACCAATGCACCGGGAATTCCATTCAATCTTGCGCAGCCTCAGCTTCAGGCGCGTCAGAGGTTGCTTCAAAGCGGGGCTAATCCACGTTCTCCTGTGGGCTCAGCGCTGAACCCTCGTTATATAAATCCGTCTGATGAGCGCGGCTCGTGGGCCAATGTTCGTGAGGGCGAGTTCTACGTCAATCCGCAAGGCGAGATTCTTCGTCGCGGTCCCCGGAGGCGCTAATGGCACAAGACCTTTACGCCGCTGATCGGAACTACACGAAACAGCTTCCTCCGGACCAAACCCCTGAGGCGGTTCTTGCGCGTTATCGCGCTGCGCACCCGGAAGACCCGAACGCTACGGTCGCCCTTCCCGGTGATGCCGAATACCAAGGCCAAGCGCAGTTCGATCCTCGGGCTCAGGCCTATGTGAAGGACCGCCCTCTAACAGAGTCGCAAATCCGCGCTCAGGCTGAGGCTGACCGTCGCCTGACGACAAACGGAGACAACGCGGCTCGGGAAAATGCTCTAATGCAGGGCGTTCTTCTGGGCGGCGCGGATGAGCTTGGAGGCCGCGCCGCACAAGCAGGCCAGATGATTACCAATCTCAGCCGCCAGCTTCAGGGCTTGCCGATTGAGGTTAACTCGTCTGATCTGAATGACGCGTATGTCACCACCTTCCGCCAACAGCAGGGGGATTTCGCTCAAGCCCACCCGGTGCAGTCGATTGGCCTGAACATCGCGGGAGGCGCTCTGACGGGCGGTGCGTCACTAGGCGCTGGCCTTCCGGCGGCTATTGGTACGGGAGCAGCTTATGGGGGCGTATCGGGCCTCAATAACGGAACAGGTTCGTTTGCCGACCGGCTGCCGGGGGCCGTAGCTGGCGCGGTAGTTGGGGGCGCTACAGGCGGCGCGGTGCAGGGCATTGCGCAAGCTGCTCAACGAGGTTCGCAAGGCTTCGCACAACGACTCTCGGGTATTTCCGGAGGAACGCCTACGGGGCGCGCGGGAGATGTTCGAACGCTGCTGGACAGCGGGGTCTCGCTCACGCCGGGGCAACGTATGGGTGGGGTGGTTCAGAACGTGGAGAACCTCGCTCAGCGCGCTCCTATTCTTGGCCCTGCAATCCGTGGGGCTCGCCAGAGGGGGTCGGAAAGCCTTAATCGTGCTGTGGGCTTGAGGGCTCTGGACAATATCGACCAAGGGATTCCTGCATCTGTGTCGCCCGGATCAGATATGGTTGGGTATGTTCAACGGCAACTTGGGAGTGAGTTTGAGCGAGGATATTCGATGGTGCCTGATTTCGTTCCTGACGAGTCCCTTACCAACGGCCTGAGAGAAATTGCAGCAGCGAAGGCAGACCTTCCGCCTGAGATCGGTCGGCAGTTCGATAATATCATCAACTCTCGTCTTGAGCGCCTGACGGGAAGTGCTGTCAGTGGGCGCAGTGTAGGCGCTATTCGCAGCGAGCTTAATACGCTGGCTTCCGGATACTTGAAATCTCAAGACCCCGCTCAACAAGGTCTGGGCCGTATGATTTCTGGGGTTGCGGACGAGCTTGATAACGCCATTGCGCGTCAAAGCCCTGAGGCCGGGGCCGTTCTGGATAAAGCCCGTCAGGGCTATGCCGATTATATCCGTCTGGAGCGAGCCTCTACTGCAGCGAATGGAAACAGCTTCTCTCCGGGGCAGCTTTCTTCAGCGGTTCGCACATCTGACGGATCGGTACGCCGTGGCGCAGTAGCGCGTGGTGAGGCTCGTCTTCAAGACTTGTCGCGAGCCGCGTCAAACATCATGCCCGATGCGTTCGGGAACCCCGGCACGGCAGACGCAATCGGTCTTGGCGCTCTGGGAACAGGTCTGGTCACGGAGCCGGTTACTACGGCTGCGGTAGCTACGGGGCTGGGCGGAGCGGCGGTCCCTTATCTCATGATGGGCCGAAAGATTGTCGAACGCCTTCCTTCTAGCGCAACCGCTCGTGAAGTCGGTGCGGCGATTGACGGCGTCGAGGGCGCTGCTGAAGCTCTAGGCGTTGAGTCCGGCTTGGCTATTGAGCAGATCGCTCAGGCCGCCAACGACGCAACTGCGATGGGGCAGCCCGTACCTCGTGCCGCAAGGCAACTGCTAGACCGCGCCCGGAATACGTTGAGCGCAAACGACCCGCTTGTTCCCTACCTTGAGCGCCTTCTTTTGCCATCTCGCGCCGCAGCAGAAGAAGACCAACAATGACTATGGACAAGGTGACAGAATGCGCGCTTTGCCATAAAGCAAACATCAGAAAGAATCGGGGCAAATAGTGGCTGCTGGACGTATCGTTCTCCCACCGTACTTTCCGACCAGAGACACGGATGGTTATCCGGTTTCTGGCGCGAAGCTGTATGTCTATCAGAATAACACGACTACGCTGGTTCCTGTATATTCTGGAGACGACCTTTACACGCCTATCGCCAATCCGGTTCTGGCAAATGCCTCGGGCCAGTTTCCTGCAATCTGGGCGGAAGCGGGAACGGAAGAAGACCCGGTTCTGTATTCTATCGCAGTTACGGATGCTGACGGGGCCGCACCCGGTCGTCCTTCAGTGTTCGATGACTACAGACCGTCCGTAGATTTTGAGACTGCTACGCTCGCGCTGGTGGAGTCCTACGCGGACCAAGTCGCTATTGATGCGGCGGAATCTGCGGTCAATGCCGGTCTTGCAGAAGACGCCTATCAAGACATTGTGGACTTTGCATCTGGCTCTCCAGAAGCCGCCTCAATCGCCAACAAGGCGAACTTGACGGGTAACAATCTCGGCGCTCAGACACAGGCGTTCGTGCAGGCTTTGGGGAGCTTCCCCTCCCGGACCGTGGCCGCGAGTTCGCTTGTTGCTGCGGTTCTCACGACTATCACGCTCTATGGGTATGCCGCCGCCGGGGATTGGGGTGATCCGGTTGATTATGTCCGCAACGGGTCAAATCCGGGCAACAACGCCGGGTTTCAGACCCTGGACGGCCAGTGGTGGAGGCCGTCGGTCAATGAGCTTAAGCCAGAGATTCACGGCGCTGTAGGCAACGGCTCCACAGACGACAGCACCGCATGGCAGAACTGTGTCAACTACGCCTCTGTTGTCCGGAAGCAAGTTAGGCCTCTTTCGCGCTCTTATGCTATCGGCACGACGGTTTCTATTCCTGCTGGCGTCGTGGTTGACGGTCAGGGTCGGTATGACACCGGGACCGTTTTCATCTCTACTTCTGCATCAGGGACGGTGTTCTCGGCTGGTGGGGATTTTGTTCGCCTAACCAACTTCCAGCTTCGCTCTGCGACTGCCAAAACCGGCGGGGCGTATGTCGAGCTGAACGGTCGGTCTAACTGCTATATTGCAGATTTCGATATGTACAACGGCTTTACAGGCGTTGACATCAAAGGAACTGGCGCAAGTTTCAACCACGTCTCTAACGGCAAGTTCAACACCTTCAAGTCAGCGACCGGGATTTGTATCCGTCTGGATACGAATGGCGTCGGTAATCTGGCGACGTTCTGTAACTCAGAACACAACCCTGCTGGAAAGCCTCTCGCAAACATCGCTATTTACTCTTGCGGTGACTTCACTTCGGTAGAGTGCAATTGGCTTCAGGCCTTGAAGTGCGCCTATCTCTCTGCGGCGACCGGCAAGAACATTTCCTCCGTCAAGTTCCTTGGCGGGTATCTCGATAGCTCGGTCTGCGCTCTGTACGCCGAGGGCCTCGGAGGCAATATCGTTCGTTGCTCTGTTACTCAGGGCTGGAACGGTGGTGGATCGATTGTCGGCGGTGGCGATGGGGTTATCCTGCGCAATACCGGGGGCGGGGTTTGCGATGGCTTCGATTTCGTCCGCTGTGAATTTCCTCTGGTCACCAATGGCGTTGATTTCGATGCCGGATGGAAGAACGTCCACGTCTCGGAAAGTTCGCTAACTCAGGCGTCCGGATCGGCCTTTGTGGCCGGTAATGGCGCTACCGACTTCTCTATCTGCGATTCCATCATCGGCCCAGCTGACGGGCTTCTAGGGAACCTGATCGGGGTCAACATTGGAACTGGCTGTAATCGCTACAAGGTCAACGATAATACCATTATTGGTAACACGACCGAGTTCGTAAACGGCTCGCCGAATGCGACCATCAGAAGCGTTCTCGGGAACATCGGAATTCGCGATGAACTGCGGCTAGGTTCCGGGGTTGCAGGGGAGACCTACACCAAAGCGCGCCGGGCTGCTGACGGCTTCCTGACGACCACGCCTGAGCAAAACGGCAACAACGGCTATGACCGGGAAATCCGTTTTGGAGGCACGACCTACACCGGGGATCGCGTCTCTGAACCTGCTGCGAACGAAACGGCTCACTGGGCTCTGCTGAACCTCGCTGGCGTCTATACGCTCAAGCGTATTACTGTAGGCGCTGCTGATAGTGGCGGTGCTGGATTCCGGATGTTGAGGGTGACCAACTGATGAAAAAACCTGCTAAAATGGCTCCGGTCCGCATGACTACAGGTCGCGGGCCGATTGATAAGCCTCCCCCCAAGCCCACCAAACCTAAAAAGGGTTACTAAAATGCCTGACGAAGGCCCGATTGACGAACCTCCCCCGCCGCCCAAATGCCCGATCTGCGGGAAGCCTCTGTCTCAGGGGAATCATGATCACCAGTCCGGTCCTGAAGGTCCGTAGGTGATTTACTACACTGTCCTGATTCTGGTGACGGTGGGAGCGCTCTGTAACAAGAGCGCTCTTCCGTATGCACTTGTCTTGTGCACGGTCTGGGCAGTGTTCTGTGTTCTGGGTCGCTTCGACCTCTACGGCGTTTATCCGTGGGTTGACGCCGTCTCTATCTATCCGCTTGCGATCCTTGCTTGGCTCAGGCCGAGATGGTGGAATGTGACCTTGGTATGCATTTGTTTTGTAACGGTTACGACGCACCTAGTGTTCTGGACAGCCTACTATTCCGACGTGTATCTAGGTGAGGAGTACAAGACTGCGTTGAGGTCGCTTTTTCTTTTGTCCATGGCTGTCGCTCTTGTGGGGGATATTGATGTCAAACGACTCGTGGGCCTTGCTGTCGAACGCATGCTGGGCCTTTTCTCTGGCGCTCCTTCCGCTGGCTTTGCTCGTGGTCTTTCTGGTCAGACTTCCCGGAAAGAAGAAGTAGGTGACCGTCCTTGGTCTGGCGCTGTTCGCCGTATTCAGCATCGCAAGCATCGGATGGGCGATAGGGAAGTTAACATCTCCTGTAGGGGTGGTGGCAACCAAGCGCCCCTCTGCAATCGACGCTCTGATGTCGGCTCCAATAGCCGCGTACACATATCCACCAAAGAGGCCTGAAGAAGTGTCTGAGGAAAACCACGTGGGTCCGGGTGACGTTGACATTCGCATTGAGCTGGCAAAGCAGGGCCAGAAGGTCGAAGGCCTGACCAATACGGTTGAGCGTGAATTCGCCCGTATGGCTGAGGCTCTTGGCAAGCACGCGGATGCCGTTAACAACGCCTTTGCCGCCATGAAAGCCGACTTCACCAGCAAGGCCGATACGGCGGCGCTGGCTGATAAGGTCGCCAAGGTAGAGCGGGTGGTCTATGGGGCTTGCGGGGTGATCCTGCTGGCCGTTCTCGGGGCTCTTGTGGCCCTTGTGGTGGTCAAGCCATGAAACGCGTCAAGTTCGCCTTTGCCGAAGTCCTCCTGAGTCTGGCCGTGGCGGGCATGATCATTCTAGGCGTGTTTCTGATCATGGAGCGTCTGAAGCCAGCAGCGGTTGAGTTCTCATCCTTCCTCGTGATTGATTATCCTCCGGTCCTGATCGCGGAGGCAAAGCGGCGCAACATTGACGGCTGCTCCAATGGCATTCAGGCAGACATCCGGGACAACAGCGGTTCGATCACTCGTCTTCCAGTTCCGGCGCGGACGATAGCCGGTAACTTCTCACGCTATCCTCTGGTGATTCCTGATGGTGTTCCAGCGGGCCGGTATCAGGTCCATATTCGGGAGATCGTCGTGTGCCCCGGAGAGACGCTTCAAACCATCGACACCCCGTGGCTTCCTCTGGAGATCGGACAGTGAAGAACGTCAAAGGTCCCGGCTGGCCCGACGCTAGAGGTTGGGTCTCCGTAGCGATGATCGCCATGATGGGGTGGGCTCTCTGGGCTCTCCTGTTTGCCAAGATTCCCGATGAGAACCGAGACCTGTTCATTGCCCTTTGCTCTGGCGTGGTTGGCGCAGCAGTGAAGGACATCGTGTCTTTCTATGTGGGTTCGTCCAAGGGTGCCGCCGATGCGAATGCGCGGGTTGATGCCGTTATCGAGGCTACGAAAGACAAATGACTAATACGGCCCTCTTTGACGCGATCAGGAAGGTCAAGGGGTCGCCCCTGACGCAATCCGACGTGGACACCATCAACGCCGCTCTAGGAGGCTCTGTAGGGCCTGCAACGGCGTCTGGCGCGAAGTCTATCGGTGCAGCGGGCCTTTCGCTCATCAAGGAGTTTGAAGGGCTCCGATTGAAGGCCTATCCGGACCCTGCAACCGGCGGCGAACCGATTACGATAGGCTGGGGCCACACGGGCGGCGTTCCGCTGGGCCTAACCATCTCAGAGGCTCAGGCCGAGGGGTTCCTGAGGTCTGATCTGGTCCGGTTCGAAAAGGCCGTGAACCGTCTGGCCCCGAAGACTACCAAGAACCAGTTTGATGCTCTGGTCAGTTTTGCCTTCAATCTGGGCGAAGGCAACCTTGAGAAGTCCACGCTTCTCCGCGCCCACAATGCCGGAAACTATGAAGGCGCTCGCTCTGAGTTCCTGAGATGGAACCGCGCCAATGGAAAGGTGATGGCGGGTCTGACACGCCGCCGGGAAGCTGAAGCGGCTTTATACGCCAAACCCTAAAACCAATAAGGGCAGAGACGGAGGTCTAACGCTCTATCTCTGCCCTTTGTACGCTACTGGTTTTGAGTTTATGCCTGAGAAAGCCGTTCGCGCAATGCGTAACCTTCTAGGGGCCAAAGCTGCTTGATGGCGTCTTCGTAGGCGAAACGTTTACCCTTTTCAGGGTCAAAGTTTTCCGGGCTCGCCGGGGCGGACTTACCTATGACGGTAAAACCGTTCTGCATCACGAGAATGCAGATCGTAAGCAGCTTCAGAGGATCGCCGGGATAGGTAGCCACGTTCTGCGCCGAGGTGACGGCTTGGTCGGCGGTAAAGTAGTGCTCCCGGTTGATTTTGCCTTCCATATCCGCGAGCGAAACGCGTGGGTGGGTGGCTTTCGACGCCGAATATTCTTCGGTGGCTTTCAGAGTATCGCTGTCCATGTCAGGACTCCAGCTAATGCGTCAGGTTCAACGCAGATGACAGCCTAATCCAAAACCGATACAATCGGCAAGAAGGAGAAAGACGATGGAAGACGGAAAGATGGTCCGCCTATTGGCTTTGAGTGTCGTCGCCTTTCTCTGCGTTCTGGCTGTTGTCGTGACCTTCGGCTGGCGTCCTTAGCAGACCCAGAGCCTGAAGCTGGCCAAGTTTCCTATCGTACGTTTCTATAGCCAGAAACAGCGCTTCGATAGGCGTGCGGACAACCGGTGGGACAAGCATCCACATGGGTTGTGGCAGAGCATCCCGGACTTGTCGAAGGCGATTGGCCGCGATGGCTACCGGGCCAAGGACTTTGTCGATTTCAGCGATGGGGTTCATGTCGGCTCCTAGAGGGCGGCGGTTGATGGATTGTACGGACGAACAGCCGGAGTCGTTCGCTTGTCGCGTTCGGCCTTCAGCCTTGCCATTAGATCAAGGTCTTGTTCAGCGGTGAACCCGCATCCGGGTCTGATCAGGGAAACATCCGGAGAGCCGCCACCCCAAGCGATGATGAGGTCTAGGTCTCTGTCGGAGAGGGTCATTTATGTTTGTCCGCGTAGTTTTGAGCAGACTGAATGATTCCGTTCTTGATGGATTCTGTGCCGTTAGCAGACAAGATTTGGCTCACGGTTTCCAGCGCTCCCGCGTAAAAGGCGGCGCGTAAAGCCCCTTCTCTCTGCTTTTCATCCAAGCTTATGCAAAGCTCATTGTGCACGCGATCTAGCTCCAATGTTTGGCTCATTCTTTCTCTCCTACAGTGAATACGACGCCATGAGCAGCGCCCCAGCCGTACACGATCTCCAAAAGCCCGCTGGCTTCTTCCTTGGATAGTTTGCTGGACGAAGTTCCGAGATTGACGAAACCTGTCCCTTCGGTGTTCGGCACAATCCGAACTTCCCGGTTCAGGGCATCCATGAAGATCAGTTTGAAGTCCTCCGGAGAGAGCTTCTGGCCGTGATACGCGACCTGTGTCGCAATGTCCGTCAAAGCGCTCCAGAGGGCATCGTTTTGAGCCAGAGTCCTCTTAGGCCCGCTGAAGGTAAACCTAGTGCCCTCCGGAAGCCCGTCAATCCATCGCTTTGCTCTTGCGCGGACTTGGTCGTTAGCGAGGATCAGGAGGGCACGTCCGGTCACGCAACCGCTCCAGAGGCCTCTACGATGCGCTCTAGGGTCTCTTCTACCTTCTCCCGCGCCTTGACCCGCATCTGGGCCAGAACACCCTTGTTGGCGTCCCTCCAGAGACGAACGTCATCCGCCGTATGAACGCACGTCGTGATGGTCCCAAGAAGAACCCGGAGCGTAGCGCGGCTTTCCGGAGAGCCCCACTCAAACTCTGTCGTGAAGCGTTCCAACAGAGCCTCAAGCTTGGCGTGTTCGCTTTCCTCGATCTGCTTCCATTGATTCACAGCGACCCACGGAGAGGGAATGTCGTACAGGTAGCGACCAATACCCCAGCGGACTGCGGCACGCTTGAAAGCATCCGACAAAGCGCCTTTCTCGGCTTCAATGTCGGAATCGCCTGCGCCATCAGCTTTCCAAACCCAATCTTGATCTCCTACATCAATGCCAATGTCGCAGACCGTCTTGTTGCCTGCATGGCTGTATTTGCACTGCCATCCAGAAGGACCGCAGACCTCATCCAGACGGCCCATAACGTCACGGGCATCCAGATATGCGAGAGCCATGCCTGACGGCTTGTCCTTCGCCATCTTGCCGATTCGCCATGAGACCTTGTCTGGCGGAAAGGGGGCGGCGAGAGCGTCAAAGTCGATTGTCATTCTGTCTCCCGAAGAGCCTCTTTCAGCTCCTCAATCTGTTGTTTGTGATAGTTCCAGCTAGACGCCTTCAAGACCTCAAGGTCACAGAGAGCGGAAAGCCGGGAGTGAGGGGTCCAGCCGTGTGGCCCATTGATTTCAATCTGGCCGTTAGAGCGGCGGGCGTATTCGTGGGTCATTTGATAGGCATCCATGCGTCTGACCCGTAGACGACGCGTTCACCGCCCCACATTACAGTCCATGTCCTGACACCAAATCCAATCATGGTGTACGATGCGCGGACCTTTCCCCCCTTGGGACCGCGCAGATATACTGTTTGCCCGTCCTTTGGCGCGGTCTCAATCGGTTGCCACTCAGCCATGCATAAATTCCTTGTTCGGACCCATCGACGCTAACTGAAGCTCGATCCTGTGGGCTTCATTCGTCAACGCGGCTTGCTCTGCGTACAGGTTCTTGCGGGCCTTCTTCTGATTCCGGGCGATCTCAATCCGTCCAAGCAGTTCAGAGCGTTGGAGGTC